GAGCCGCCGCTGCTTCCGCACGAGCGGAGGCAGTGATTCGACCAGGCGCCCGTGGCGCCGGTAGCTGTTGTTCGCGTCTGCAGTCGCCATAGGTGATCGCCTCTGCCCCTCAGCCACAGCTTCTCGCATCCGCGGAGGACAGGCGTCGAGAGGTCCCGCAGATTCCCGGCTATTCCTGCGAATTCCCGCACGCCCGGGGTGCGCGGTACGCGCCCGTAGACTGGCGATTCACCTGTGCCATTCACCGAGGCTGACCTCCTGGCCGTGCGCGGCGCGATCGCGACCGGCGCGAGGACGGTTGAATTCAGAGACCGCCGCGTGACGTATCACTCGATCAGTGAGCTGATGCAGGTCGAAGCTCACATTCAGAATTCGCTCAACGCGAGCGCCGGCACCGGACGCCCGAAGCAGACCGTCATCATCGGCGAGAAGGGGCTGTGACAGTGCCCGGTCAGGATTGGGCGCCGGAGCTCTCCGCGACCGCGACGACCAGCCCGGTCGTGCGCGCCAAGGCCTCGTCGAGCACGGTGCCCTATGAGGGCGCCTCGCAGAAGCGTCGTCTGATCGGCTGGAACGCCCCGACGACTGGCCCGAACCGCTCGACGCTGCCGCACCTGACGCTGCTCCGCGATCGCTCGCGGTCGGCGACCCGCAACAACGCGTACGCGCGCGGGGTCATCAACAAGCAAGTCACCAATCTGATCGGGACCGGCATCAAGCCGTTGGCGCTGTTGAAGGACGAAGCGCAGCGCCAGGCGCTGCAGGCGCTCTGGGATCGCTGGACCGAGGAATGTGACGCGGACGGGCTGCTCGATTTCTACGGGCAGCAGACACAGTCGACCCGCTGCGTGAAGGAAGGCGGCGAGGTATTCGTGCGGCTGCGGCCGCGGCTGCCCTCCGATGGCCTCTCTGTGCCGCTGCAGGTGCAGCTCCTCGAGCCGGAGCTCGTGCCCGTCCATCACGACACCGTGACGCCATCGGGCGGCCGCGTGCGTGCGGGCATCGAGTTCAGCCCGATCGGGCGACGCCTGGCGTACTGGTTCCATCCCTCGCGCCCTGATCTGCCGGAGGACTTCGACGCGTCGCAGCTCCGCCGCGTGCCGGCCGACGCCGTGATCCACTGCTACGACCCGCTGCGCTCTGGCCAGATTCGCGGGGTTCCGGATTTGTCGCCAGCGCTCGTCAAGCTGTACACGCTCGAGAAGTGCGATGACGCCGACCTGGTGCGGCAGCACATCCAGAATCTCTTCGCCGGGTTCATCACGCGGCCTGCTGACGTCGGGACGGTCCCACTTCATCCGCTGACCGGTCTCCCGATTTCAGAGGACTCCAGTGGGGACGACGGGGAGGAGCTCACGCTGACGCTCAACGCTGGGCTGATGCAGGAGCTGAATCCCGGCGAAGAGATCACGTTCTCGGAGCCGCCCGGCCCGACCAACGGCTACAAGGACTTCATGCGGCAACAGCTGCTCGCGGTCGCGGCCGCGACGAACACGCCGTATGAGGTGTTCGCCGGCGATCTCAGCGGTCTCAACGACCGCGTCGTGCGCGTCATCCTCAACGAATTCCGCCGCTACCTGCAGGCGTATCAGCACCAGATCATCGTCCATCAGATCTGCCGGCGCGTGTGGCGTGCGTTCGTCGAAGCCGCCTGGCTCTCCGGTGCGATCGACCTGCCGGTCGAGTACGTCATGCACCCGGTCGCGCGGTGGATGCCGCAGGCCTGGCCCTACATCCATCCCGTGCAGGACGTCGAGGCCGCGCAGCTCGAGGTCCGGAACGGCCTGGCGTCGCGCAGCGGCAAGGTTAGCGAGCGCGGCGACGACGTCGAGGTGATCGACGCCGAGCAGGCGGCCGACAACACGCGCGCCGACGAGCTCGGGCTCAAGTACGACTCTGACGGCCGCCAGCCGAAGAACGGCGGCCAGCAGAAGAACGCCTCCTCCGGCACGAGGGCCGCTGCATGAAACCGTGGTATCGCTTCCAGAACGCCGCCGCTGACCCCTCTGTCGCCGAGATATTCATCGTCGACCTGATCGGCTCGTGGTACGACGAGTTCTGGCGCGCGTATTACGGCGAGAGCGTGGTCACGGCGAAGAGCTTTCTTGCGGAGCTCGCCAAGCTCGACGACTCCGTCAAGAGCATCAAAGTCCACATCAACAGTCCGGGCGGTGACGTGTTCGCAGCCGTCAACATCGCGAACGCGCTGCGCGAGCAACAGGTCGCGAAGGGCCGAACCGTTGAGACGATCGTCGACGGCCTCGCCGCCAGCGCGGCCTCGATCGTGATGATGGCCGGGTCGACGATTCGCATCGCCGACAACGCGCTCGTCATGGTGCACAACCCTTACACCTGGGGCGTCGGCAACGCCAAGGACATGCGGAAGTATGCCGACGAGCTCGACACCATACGCACCGCCATCGTCGCCACGTACAAATGGCACTCGAAGCTGTCTGATGACGAGCTGATCGCCCTGCTCGACGCCGAGACGTGGATGGACGCCGACGAGGCGATCGCACGAGGATTCGCGACCGACAAGGTCGAAGGCTTCAAGGCTGCTGCGAGCATCGATCCGAAGGCCCTCACCAAGTTGGCCGTCCCGGACAAGTTCCGCGCGCGCGTCGATGCGCTGCTCACGCCGGCGCAGCCAGAGCCACAGCCAGCAGCCGCGACCGACGTGCTGAAGGCCTGCGCCGATGCCGGCCTGAAGGACGTCGACTTCGCCACGACGCTGATTCAGAGCAAAGCGACGCTCGACCAGGTCACCGCGCGCATTGCGACCGAGAAGGAGACGCGCGCCAAGGCCAAGGCACGCGCTGACGAAATCACGGCGGCCTGCGCGCTGGCGCAGCACCCCGAGCTCGCGGCCGGCTACATCAGCGGCAGCATGGCAGCCGCCGACGTCAAGCAGCAGCTCACGATCATCAACGGGAAGATCGACGCGGCTCGCGGAAACATCGACACAAGCCTGAAACCCGACGCCGGCGCGGGCGCGACTCCGCCGAAGAACGACCTCGATCCGCAAGCGATCTACGACGCGCGCAAACCGAAGAAGGAGCAGTAGCGCTTATGACCCCTCGACACCGGTTCACCATCATGCCGTTCCTGATGGCGTTCTTCGCGGCGCTGGCCTGGCTGCCCGCGACGGATATCGTCAAAGTCAACGCACGAGGCCTCGGCATCGAGCACGAGCAGCCCTGGCGCCGTCCAGCCGACGGCCTGGTGGCCGCGGCGCACACGTTTGTGATGCGCCTGCGATCCGGCTTCGACGCGCTGCGCCGACACACCGTGTTTCGACCAGCGGTGACGATCGCCGCGGCGCTGCTGTTGACGGTCATCGACCAGCACCTGGGGTACGCGGCGCCCGTCCTGTTCGGAGCGCTGCTCTCCGAGGGCCGGCACGCCGGCGAGTTCATCCTCGAGGAGCGCGGTGGCCCAGGGCAGCCGAGTCGCGAGAACGTCACCGTGCTGTCAGGCCAGAACCTGAAGGCGGGCGCCGTGATTGGCCGCGTCAACAAAGGCGTCGGCCGGGTGTCGGTGCCCACCGTGGTCGGGACGGGCAACGGCACCGTCAACACGGTGTTCGCGAGTCCCGAGGCCGAAGTCGGCAACTACGTGCTCACGTGTACATCGGCCGTGACGCATGGCGGCGTGTTCTCGCTCGTGGCGCCCAGCGGCAAGGTCCTGCGGTCGCTGACGATGACGCCAGGCGCGGGTGGCAGCACGAACTATCGCAGCCGGCACATCAACTTCACGATCGTCGACGGCTCTACGGATTTCATCGTCGGTGACGCGTTCACGTTCGTCGTGAGCACCACGGCGCCGCTCGTGGTTGGCACGGGCAACGGCACGGTGTCCGCGATCACGCTCGGACCCGACGCCAGGACCGGCAACTATCGGCTGGAGATCACCGCGGCGATCACCAACGGCGGCGAGTTCAAGCTCACCGGGCCGGACGGCGACATTGTCGAGCAGGGCTTCATCGTCGCCGGCGCGGGCGGCACGTTCGTCGGCACCAACAAGCGCCAGATCAACTTCACGCTCACCGAGGGCAGCACGGACTTCGCCGTCGGCGACGCCTTCAACATCTGCGTCTTCAACGAGCTCGCCGGCGGCAAGGTCGTGGCGTGGGACCCGACGACGTTCGACGGTCGGGACGATGCCGCAGGGCTGCTCTACGACAACATCGACGCCTCCGCGGCGGACAAGGCCGGCGTCATCGTTGCCCGCGATGCTGTCGTGATCAAATCCGCGCTGGAGTGGGCGGCCGCCATCACCGCTGGTGAGAAGGAATCGGCCTACAAGGATCTCGCGACGCGCGGCATCGTCGCTCGCTGACCGCGATTGAGGAGCTGAGGAGAAGACGATGGGCCTGACGCTTGATGTATTCAACAGCGACGCATTCAGCACGCTGTCGCTCACTGCGACCATCAACAAGCTCCCGCATCAGCCGATGCGGATCGGACAGCTCGGTCTGTTCGACGAGAAAGGCGAGCGCACGACATCGGTCGAGATCGAAGAGCAGGACGGCCGACTGACGCTGATCCAGAGCTCGCAGCGTGGCGGACCCGCCCCGGATCCGCTCGCCGGCAAGAAACGGAAGATGCGCAACTTCCGGATGTTCCACTTCGCGCGCGACTCGAAGGTCTTCGCCGATGAGGTGCAGAACATTCGGGCCTTCGGCACAGAGAGCGATCTGCAGACGGTGCAGGGCCTCGTGGGCGAACGCCTCGCGGAGCTGCGGCCGATGCACGAGGTGACCCTCGAGTATCACCGCGTGAACGCGATCCGCGGCTTGCTGCTCGACGCGGACGGGTCAACGCTCCTGAATCTCTTCACCGAATTCGGCGTATCGCAGCAGACGCAGGACTTCAACTTCACCAGCGGCACGCTCGACGTTCGCAACGTCTGCGTGGCGGCGATGCGGAAGAGCGAGGACGAGCTGGGCGGCCAGATCGTCTCGGGCTATCGCGGTCTCTGCTCCGCGGAGTGGTTCGACGCGCTCGTCGCGCACGCCAATGTCAAAGAGGCCTTCAAGTATCAGGAGGGCCAAGTCCTGCGCGATGACCTGCGACGGGGCTTCCGTTTCGGCGGCATCGACTGGGAGGAGTACCGCGGCTCGGTCGCGAAGCCGGACAGCGTCGGCGGTGGGAACGCGGCGTTCATCGAAGCCAACGTCGCGTATCTCGTGCCGCAGACCTCGATCTTCATCACGAGGTTCGCGCCGGCCGACTACGAGGAGACCGTCAACACGCTGGGACTGCCGCTCTACGCGAAGCAGGCGCCGGATCCGAGCGGGTTCAACAAGTACCGTCAGATCGAGACGCAGAGCAATCCGATCTGCCTGTGTCTGAGGCCACGAGCCGTTATCAAACTGACGAAATCGTAGTCAGCGACGGGGGAGTGATGGACTGGGCCGGCCTGACCGGCGTGGTGAACCAGGTCGTCGTCAGGCAGTTCGGCGAAGCGACGACCTACACCACGCAAGTGGGCCAGGCGGGCACGGTCCGAGGCGTATTCGACGAGGCGCATGTCCTCGTCGAGGCGGGAGAGGCGGACGTCTCGAGCGTCGGGCCCGCGGTGTTCTACCGGCTGTCGGATCTGCCGGTCGACCCGCTCGAGGACGAGCCGGAGATTGTGATCCGCGGCGTCAGCTACGAGGTCCGCGAGGCGAGGAAGGACGGCCAGGGCGGCGTGCTGTTGCTGTTGCGCAAGGTCGTGACGTAGGTGGCCACGACGCACCAGCGGACCGTGATTCGCGCAGCGTTCGTCGAGGCGCTGAAGGACAAGACCCGGGCCGAAGAGCGCGTGGTATCCACGCGCGTCTGGCCCTGGAAGGAGAAGGACCTCCCGGCGATCGCCGTCTACACCCTGACCGAGTCGGTCGATCCGGTCAGCCGAGCGACGGCGCCGCGCGAGCTCGAGCGGAACGTCGACGTCGCTATCGAAGGGGTCGTGCAGCTCTCCGACGCCGTCGACGACGAGCTCGATGCGTTCGCCATCGAGATTGAACGGGCCGTTGACGCGATCCTCAGTGCCACGGCGCCCGATCAGGTGCTGTCGGACCTGCTGTTGCAGTCGACGGA